ACTGATACATTTATTAATGAAAACAAAAATTGGTCTGAAGATGAGATTCAATTTTTAAAAAATAATTATACAACTATGAGTTACAAGAGAATAGGTGAGTTATTAGGTAGAACAGATGGTGCCATCAGGGCCAAAATGCATGATCTTCAATTAATTAAAAAAACTTTTTGGTCTGAAGATGAACTTACTTTTCTCAAAGAGAATTATCAATTATTAACTTATAAAGAGTTAAGTGAACATTTGCAACGTAGTGAAGATGCTATACAACTCAAATTACGGAAAATTGGCTTATCTAAAACCCCTTATACTTGTGATGTCTCTTTTTTTGATGAAATTGACAATGAGTATAAAGCATATTGGCTTGGTTTTTTGTATGCCGATGGTTATGTAATTATCAATAAAGCAACAAATTCTGGTACAGTAGGCATTGATCTACAGCGAAATGATAAAAGTCATTTATTACTTTTTAATAAATCTATTAATGGAAATTATAAAATAGATGATTTTGTAAAAATAATAAATGACACTGAATGTAATATGTCTCGTATTAGAATTTACTCACGTAAAATGGCGGACTCTTTGATATCTCATGGATGCATTGAAAATAAAAGTTTAATCATGACTTTTCCATCATTGCCAGATCACTTATATCCACATTTTATACGAGGATATTTTGATGGTGATGGATGTATTTCAAAGAATTCTAATGTAAAGAATGATCTCTCAATTAATTTTACCTGTGGAAGCCTATCTTTTATTCAAGATCTTAGAACATTCTTATATCAAAAATCTATTTTTTCCTATATTTGCAAAGAAAAAGATAAAAATACATATCGTTTATATATCAAAGGCTTAGCAAATGTTGACAACCTTTGGAATTATATGTATTCAAATTGTTCAATTTTTCTTTATAGAAAATATGATAAAAAATTTCAGTTATATGAAACATACAACATTGCACATCGTTTGCCACGTATGTCAGAAATGACATAACAACAAAAAAGCGAGAAAGAAAACAGGAAAACTGAAATGTTAACCTGAATGGAAGGCTATATTTAAAAGTATGGTCACATGCAGAGCGTAGGGGGTGAACCTATTTATAGAATATAATCCCCCCAAGAGTTCTCGCCCCTTAGCATGTAATGATGAAGGTGAAAAAGTACGCCGAACTTATCAGAATTACCAATGATAAGAATTATAGGATAAAAAGCCTATAAGTTAACACATGAAACGTGCAAGTGCTGTTTGTTTTGATGAAGGTTCTTGGTTATCTGATGAAATCTTTAATGTTATTGGTGCATTTACTGCTGTAAACAAAGACTTTAAACTTGGATCTAATATAAAAGTAGATGCTTTACCAAAAGATATTCCTAATCAATTACTTTATGCATCTTCTGCTTCTTCTGTAGATACAGCATTTTATAAGAAATATAGAGATTTCTCCAAAAAAATGATTCTTGGAGATGATCGTTATTTTGTTGCAGATATAAATTGTGATATTGTAATTAATGCTACTTTTCATGGTAAGAAGCATTCTGCATCTCTATTAACCCAGGAGACTGTTGATGCTGAAATGAGAAATAACCCAGAAAAAGGATTAAGAGAATATTATAATAAATTCACTCAAGATGGTGGGGTTAATCAGATTATAAAACGTTCTTTAATCACTCGAAATTCCCAAACATATGCCCCTGTTCTATTTAATGACACGGGCAATAGACAGTTTGTTTTATGTTATGACCCGGCTCGTAATATAGATAACAGTACAGTTTTAGTAGCGGAAGTATTGGAGGATGAAGAAAAAGGTTATTATCTGAAAATTGTAAACTCTGTAAACTTTACTGATCTGAATATTCGAAAAAAGAAAAAACCTATGCGTACGCCAGAACAAATTGAAAATTTAAAGCAAATGCTCTTAGATTATAACGGTAAAAAATCTATTGAATATGAAAACGTTATGATGTTAATTGATGGTGGAGCCGGTGGAGGTGGTCATCTTATTCCTGACTTCTTTATGGAAGATTGGGTAGATAAGAAAGGTAAGACTCACAGAGGATTACTTGATCCAGAATATTCTGAAGATTATGTTCGTAGATACCCTAATGCATCCCATCAAATTAAAATTATTAAACCTTCTGAATATAAGGCAGAAATGTTTGAAGCTTTGATTAAAATGGTGGAAAGTGATTTAATTATTTTTCCTGAAAGATATGATAATCATGGTTTCTTAACCTTTAATACCTATGATGAAAATACTGTTAAAACAATTAAGCAACAATTGATTAAAGAGGGCTATGACGATGATGAAATTGAAGAAAAATTATCTGATATGAATTTAGTTCAGCAAAGTATTTATAATTTATCTCCTGAAGAAGAAGTTGCACTTTCACAAATTGATGCAATGAAGGAAGAGATTGTAAATATATGTCGAACTAAAAGAGATGGTGGAAAAGACGTATTTAAACTTCCACCACATAAAGATGCAGATACCGGTAATTCAGAAGCTACAATGCATGATGACAGAGCCTATACTCTTGCAATGGCCGGTTGGTACTTAAGTGAATTACGTTTAAAAAATATTCGTAATAAAGAAAAACCTAAACAAGATATGAAAAAATGTTTTAAAATTAGACCTCCTAAAAAGGTCACCTCGTACAGTTAATTAAATTTACGAAAATTTACATTTTTTGATGTTTTCGTGGCGAAAATGAAATTTTAAATGATTATTTTTTAAAGGGAACTGATGTTCTTATTTGAATTTCAAAAATAGCCGATATAGGAAAGGAAGTTTTTCCTTTCCTATTATTTTTTTATTTAGTCGGAAAGGAGGCATTCGATGTCAGAAACTCAAAAAGAATCTGCCTCAAAAAAGAAGTATAGTAAAGATGAACTTACTGAGAAACGTAAAGCTAACTTTGCCAAAATCAAAGAGTTAATAGTTCAAAATGTAAGAAAATCTCAGTCGAAGAGTTTTACCAAATATACTAAAGAGTTAATTAAAACATATAGGCAAAACCCTTATTCCTATATCGATTCTATTCGTGAAGTATCTATTTACTTATCTCGCACTTCTATGATCTATAAGAAAATTCTCGCATACTTTTCACAAATGCCCCTATTCTATTACAATCTCATTTACAAGTCAGATTTTACCAAAGGTATTGATTACAATAAGTTTATTAAAAACTATCAAGATGTATCTTTAAAACTTCAACAAATTAATATGCAAAAGGAATTTTCTACCGTTATTGCTACTGCTTTAAGAGACGGTGTGTATTATGGTTTTGTATATGATGGAGAAGGGGATGGATTCTTTTTATTCCCATTAGATCCTGCATATTGTAAGATTTCTGCAATTTCTGGTGATGGTGAATATATTATTGCTTTTAATGCTCAGTTTTTTGATCAGGGTAATAATAAAGAATACTTATATGGAATAGATGAAAATTCTGATGGTACATGGGATAAAGTTTTTATTGATGGCTACGAACAATACAAAGCAAATGGACGAGATTTTATGTGGTTTAATTTACCGGTTGAACGCTCTATTTGTTTATTGGCAGATGAAGATACGGATATGCCACTTCCATATTTTCTTCCTGTATTTACAAGCTTATTAGATTTATTAGATCTGGAAGAAATCCTTGCTTCTAAAACAGAATTAGAAAACTATGTCCTTTTGTTAAGCAAAATACCTTTAATTTCAGGTAGTGATGAACCAGATGACTTTGCTGTATCTTTGGAAGTTGTTGAGATGATGCAGGATTTAATTGATGCTGCTGTTCCAGACTTAGTTGGTACTGCCTATTCTCCTTGTGAGCTTGAACCCATATATTTCAAACAAAACAACAATGCTGAAGATACTGATAAATTGGCACAATCCATGAGTAATCTATTTTCAAATTTAGGTATTTCTGAATTAGTTGTTTCTGGAGGATCTTCTAATAATGCGGTAGGATTAAAACATTCTATTCAAAACGACGAATCATTTGCTCTTAAATATGTAAATAGATTAAATGGCTGGATGAATCAATATATTAAATTGAATTATTCTCAGGAGTTTGTCTTCAAATTCCATAGAATTACTTATTTCAGTCAAGACGAATATGTAAATCAGAAAAAAGATGCTGCAGCTCTTGGGTTGCCGGTAGCTACTGATTATGCAACGGCAATGGGACAAACACCATATGAAATGATGTGTGCTACATTTATGGAAAATGCTCTTGGTATTAAAGATGGATTATGGAAACCTTTGCAGTCAACTTTTACACAATCTGGAAATGAGGAAGCTGGTGCTCCAGAAAAGAAAGAAACTGATTTGAGTCCTGAAGGTGCCGCTACCAGAGACAAAGGTAAAAATGAAACCACAAAAGCAAATAAGTAGGAGGGCTTTATGAATAGTAACCCATTCATTTTTACTTCAGATGAGTTTACCGCTAATTTGTTAAGTAAACATGGTTTTCAATTGGTGTCACATAACTCATCCGGATATACTTTTTTAAATTGTAAAAAGGATTTTAATTTTGATAATTTACCAAAAGGTAAATATTCATATACCAAAATTTTATGTATTTAGTTCTCCTCTTCCATGAGGAGTTTTTTATTTTATGGAAGAAAGGAGGAACCTATGAAAAAGCGTTATTTAACTTTAGAAGATTTGTATAATTTCTATTTTTCAATGAATCAAACTTGTCATTTTAGTTCAAAGGAAAATTCTGATGGTCCTATCGTAATTCAAGAACCAGGTATTTTTTCAAAATCATCTTATGATGCAACGAATGGTTTGCTCCCAGTTGATATTCAAAGTTGTCATATTGATTTAAATAGAAACGGCAGTTATATCTCAAAATCAAACATGGAGAAAGCTATTCCTTCTATATATAATAGACCAATTCTCGGTAATATTATTCAACTGGATGATGGTTCTTATGATTTTCATTCTCATGATTACACTGTTGATGAAGATGGTAATACTTTCTATATAGAAAAGCCTATAGGTCATATTCCAGAATCAGGAAATGCCCATTTAGAATATGATGAAAAAATGGATAAAACTTACGTTTGTGTGCAAGGTCTTATCTATGAAGATTATGGTAATCAGGCCGCAGACATTATTCGTTCTAAAGACCAAAATAAAGTTTCTGTAGAACTCGTTATTAATGAACTTTCCTATAATGCTGAAGAAAAACGCCTAGAATTAGATGACTTCTATTTTAATGGAATTTGTTGTTTAGGACGTGAGAAAAACGGAACCGAAATAGGTGAAGGCATGTATGGTGCAAATCTGACACTGAAAGATTTTAGTGTACAGAATAATAGTATTATACAAAATATGTATGAACAGAAGTTATTAGAAACATTAGACAAGATAAATGATGCGCTGTCTAATTTTCAAATAAATAATAACAACACTTCAGAGAAAGGAGGAAAAGGACCAGTGAAACTGCAAGAATTATTAGAGAAATATTCTATAACTCAGGAAGAACTTACATTTGAAATCGATGGAATGTCTGATGAAGAGTTAGAAGCAAAATTCGAAGAAGTTTTTGGAGTAAGTGATCCGGTTCCGGTTATAGAAGAACCTGTTTCTGATCCAGAAGCAGCATTTACTGAAGAACCGGTTGTTGAACCTGAAGATCCAACTCCTGTTGAGCCTGAAGAAGAAAAGAATTACAACAAAAAATACTCTGTAGAAGTTGATAATAAAAAGTATGATTTCGAAATTTCATTAGATGAAATGATCTTCGCTTTAGAAACCATTGTTAATAATACATATGCTGAAGCAGACAATGCTTATTACTCAGCAAAAGTATATGACAAATATGTTGTTATGGTAGATTATTTCTCTGGAAAAGCTTATAAGCAGAATTACAAATCTCGTAATGGAGTATATTCTCTCACCGGCGATCGTGTTGAAGTATATAGTAGATACGTTACTAAAGAGGAAGAAGCTGCTCTTGATGAAATGCGTAGTAAGTATTCAATAATTGAATCTCAGTTAAATGAATACAAAGCTGCTGAAAATTTAGAAAAGAAAAATGCTATTTTATCATCTGAAGATTACGCGGTAATTAGAGACACTGAGAAATTTAAAACATTTACAGAAGCTGTGTTAGCAGATGGTACTAAAGACAACTATTCTGTGGAAGATGTTCAGACCGAATGCGATAAACAGTTGTTGGAGTATGTAAAAGCAAATGGTGCATTCTCACAGCAAGTTTCTAATACCAAGAAACCAATTAGAATAGGCGCTGAAAAAGCTCCTGAATATAAACCATATGGTAATTTATTTGATTCTTTAAAGTAAAAGTAATTGTTTGAGATTAGGAAATAACTCCTAATCTCTTTTTTTATTGTCTGAAAAGGAGGTTAGCCCAAATGGCAACTAGATTTTTAAATTATGAAATGCATGGCGTATGCGAAACCTCAGATGTTACCAGTGTACAAGTCGGCCATCTGTATTCTTTATTGGCTGAAGAAGAAATTGATAACGGTTCCGTATGTGCGTTAGGCGATTATGTAAAAGGTGAAGTATGGAAAGCAAAAGTTCCGGCTACCACAGATAAAATTATCCTGATCAATACTTCTGTTCTTATTTATGAAGAATATACAGAAAAATGTCAGGAAGAAGCTCGTTTCTTCAATGCTGTTGGAGATGTAATGAGAGGTTATGAAATTAAAGATACTGATAAATTTGCTCTGTCCGCTGAAGCATTTGCAGACAACGCAGATCCAGCAGTAGGCAAATATGTAGCAGTTGATGGCGTTGGTTACAAACTGATGACCTATGATGCTGAACCTACCGATAATGCTTTTGTTGGTTACATTTATGATATTGCAACTAATGGTAATTACAGAATTATCGTTAGAAAGAACGGTTAAGAAAGGAGGAATCATAAATGAGATTAATTAATTTTGAACAGCGTCCTGAAGAAATTAAGAGAGTTTTCATGAGCCAGACTGCTTATGCTGATTTCTCCAAACTGTGTGCAGACACCGTATTAGATAGAGTAAAAAATTATACTAAAGAAGATGCAAATAAAGTAATCTTGTCTAATATGCGTAAGCTGTGTAATTTACCAGAAAATCCAACTGCTTATGAAGTACATAAAGCACTGCAGAGAAGCGCTTCTAAAGAAGCATTCTTCGAAGTTTTATCTGAAACTGTTGAAGATACAATTATTACAGGTTGGGGCACAAGTCCATTCTGGGATAAATATGTTGAATATAAAACCTTTAAACTGGGTCAGACCAACAGATTCTATGTTCCGGATACTACTGAAATCGTAGTTAGTGAAATTTCTACTTCTAACCACGATATTACCAGACAGAGACTGGGTGTTGGTCGTGAATTTGGCATTACTGTAAGAAATTATGGTGCTAAAGTTTACATGGAAGCAGAAAGATTCCTGATGGGTGTTGAAGACTGGACTTATCTGGTAGATAAAATTTCCCAGGCTTATACTCGTTTGATCAATACATTACTGCATGATGCCGTTATGTCTGCAGGT